TAACATACATACATATACTGTTGTTCTATTGTTTTTTGCATTAAACATATATTGGTATTTCATCTATATTATTTACTTTTGCTTTTTTGGCTACCTTTTTCCTTGTTATTTTAAAACAATCAAATAATTGATTTTTCAACTCATCTTGTGGTTTACAATGATGAACCGTTCTTGCTATCATTTTATATAGTTTAAAATCAGAATAACGTTCATCACCATTTTTTTTATACAATATATTGCGACCTTTATCATCGCGTGTCCACTTAATAATCAACTTTACAATTTCATTTTCTTCTTCCCCTTCTCTTCTAAAATCTTCAATAAAATAATCATACAATGAACAACCCAATCTGCACAAATCAAAACTTTTGTTTGGTAGTATTTCTGGTTTGTTATAATTACGATATGGTTCAAAATTGTATTGATTTGCGGCATCTTCTTTAAAATTATAACTGTCACTACACAACAATTTACCTTTGTACCTATAAATAGCACGTCCAAAATCAATTATCTTAAAAATCTTACCAAAGGTTGGAATTTTGTAATATTGGTTGTTGTATTTCACATAAATATACTTTTTTAAAGTTGTATTATACATGATGTTGTTTGTGTGTAAATCATTATGGGTAAAATCAAAACATTTCTGGTATGTAATTAAAATAAACAATACTTGCATCAAACACGATTTCCATTCTAGTGTTGTCATATCATTGTTTTCAATATAATAGTCTAATGTTTCATGCATTTCCTCCATACAAATCATTTGAACTGGAAAATCATAAATTATGCAATTTACATTTTCATTTATAGAACTTGAATATTCTGATATTTCACTATTTGAACAACTAACAACACCTCCACTAGTAATGTCTTCTTCATGACCTTCTTCTACTTCACAACTCTCTTCACTATTGGATATTTGTTCATTGCTATTGTTTAATTCGTCTTCGGTTTCATCTTCGTATTCATTATCGCTTTCACTACATGAATCTTCACTATCGCTATGAACACTTGAAATGGTTTCTGTATTACTGGAAACATCACTACCACTTCTAGTTTTATGTTTTATCTTTTCATACACGATATTATCCGATAAATTTAAATCTACTTCCAAATTAATACTATTTTCATGAATAGCGTTTAATTTTTCCACGTTTTCAGTAGTTAATTCAAATACATTATCAAATGATTCATTATCAAATTCATCTAATATTAGTTTGCTAGTGTCATCGTTATCATCTATATCCTCCATTACTATTTTCTCTCTATACTTTCGCGTATCATCGTCCAACAATGACACATCGAAATCTTCAAGTGTAAATATCTCTCCCTTATTTTTGTGAAAATATTCTGATTGATGTAAATAATCCAAATCATCATACACATTTATATTGAAGTGTTTTTGAACTCCAATAAAGGTTCCATAGTAGTCATTTCCAAAAACAAAATTATGATTATTCAATAACTTGCTACTTAAATAAGAGAAAAATCCGTCTACATAAGATGTATTGTTTGTATCATGTAGTTTTTTTAAATGTAAGTCTTTTTTTGATATAGTAGGCTTAAATATTGGGATAATGTTGCTACTGACATCAAGAGTTTTGTATCTACCAGTAAGATATTTTAAAGGGTTTAACAATGGAGAAAATTTAAAAAATGACCCTTTTTCACTTGTTTCCCCTTTTTCATTGACTACATTTATCAAAAAATGATTGTTGTTATGACTATCTTCTATGGATTGAATGGAGTATGTGCTATTTAAATTAATTAAACTATGGTTACTTTGATTTAATTCAAAAAATTCAGAATATATCGGGACATAGTTTTGAACATTGGAAAAGCCCGTATTTTCTAACTGACTAAACAATCGGCTATTGTTGTTTTTTCTGTAGTAAAGAGAGAACATTACGATTTAATGATAATATATATTTTACATTTAAACCAATACTTTAGTAATAGATATAATATAAACCAATATAATCTAATATAAACCAATATAATCTAATATAAACCAATAAATAGGTGTTACTTACATAAACACTAACCATTCGTTACAAAATTTTATTTTTAATACTTTATGTGTATATATGAATTTAGAACTAAAGAAGTTTAACATGAAAAACATAAAATTTAATTTGGACGATTCCAATGGTCCAGTAATTGTTATGATTGGACGTCGTGATACAGGTAAAAGTTTCTTAGTTCGCGATATGTTGTTTCATCACCAAGATATCCCAATTGGAACAGTTATATCAGGAACAGAAGCTGGTAATGGGTTTTATGGTAAATTGGTTCCTAAACTTTTCATTCATGATGAATACAATACGGCAATTATTGAAAACATTTTAAAGCGACAAAAGATTGTAATTAAGCAAATCAAAAAAGAGAAAAATGCTTATGGTAAATCTAGTATAGACCCAAGAGCGTTTGTAATTCTAGATGATTGTTTGTACGATAATACATGGTCTCGTGATAAGTTGATGCGATTGCTTTTTATGAATGGACGTCATTGGAAGATTATGCTCGTTATTACTATGCAGTATCCATTGGGGGTTCCTCCTAATTTACGAACCAATATTGACTACACATTTATATTAAGAGAACCTTATCTTACTAATCGTAAACGTATTTATGAAAACTTTGCTGGTATGTTTACTACGTTTGAAAGTTTTTGTCAAGTCATGGACCAATGTACTGAAAACTATGAATGTTTGGTTATATCAAATAATGCCAAATCAAACCGTTTAGAAGACCAGATATTTTGGTATAAGGCAAGTGCTCATGGCGAGTTTCGTTTAGGAGCAAAAGAGTTTTGGGAAATGTCAAAGGGATTGGGTTCAGATGACGAAGAAGATGCATATGACCCTAATGCCGCCAGAAAAAACAAAGGACCCCGCATCAATGTTAAAAAGAATCGCTGGTAATTCATTCATAAAATTATAGAAAATATAAAAATTTTCTATAATTTTATTAGTTTATTTATTATTGTTGTTTGTTGTTGTTTGTTGTTGTTTGTTGTTGTTTGTTATGTATGTTATTGTGAATCACTTAGTCTTGTTTTTTGCGAACAATATTGTCTCCTTCAAACAAAGCCTTTTTGATACCTTCTGAACTAGTATCTTCCAACTGTTTCAAATCTTCTTCCATTGTATTATTTACACCTACCAAATTACCTTCCTTATCCAATCGCTGTGTTAGTTTGTTTCCACTTTCTCTGGCCAATTTAACATTTTCTTCAATTGCCTTTCTCTTTGTTTCTTGAATACGCTTTTCAAACTCTTGTTTTGCCTTTGCTTCGTTGGTATTTTTCTCATGCATCAATTGATTAAGTTCATCTTCCAAATATTCTACACGTCCGGTTTTGTATGCTTCTGGTTCCCATGGCATCCATACTCCTACTGGACCAACATAGACATTGTGATTTGGGTCTACTTCACGCAACAATTTACATCTCAATTCAGCCTCTTCTTGAGTAGAATAAGAACCACGGACCTTTAATCCACGAACACTTGTTTGAAAATTGTTTTGCTTGTTAAATTCATCGTCCAAATCGTTTTCATGGTTGTCCAAAAACGTTTTGTATGAATCATAGATATCACTTGTTTTAAGGTCATCTTTTTCACTTTTCACAAACTCCTGCATATCACCCATCAATGTTTCAAAATTAAGATTGTATTTGTAAGACAAAAAGTTAAGGAATTGTGAAAACTTCTCCATGGATTTGGAAAAATCATAGTTTTTAAGAAATTCTTCAAACATAAACAATTCACGACGTTTCAAGATATTTTCAGGACTAACAAACGACACACACACAAATTTCTGTCCTGATATCGCCTTGTCTTCTTCTAACAAGTCAACATACTTAGGGTTTTCGGTGCCATCGGCGTTCATTTTATTTTGGTAAGCCATTTCTGCCATTATACATATATAATATCTTTATTGTTTAAGTTTTTTTTTATTTATTTATTATATAATATGTTTGACAAATTAGGAGAAATTTTTGATTTAGGAGAACTACTCCGTCGTGTTGTGAAATATTTAGTTGAAGGTTTAATGGTTGCTATTGCTGCCTACGCCATCCCAAAGAGATCATTGAACTTGGACGAAGTTTTGTTGATTTCATTGACCGCTGCTGCTACCTTCTCTGTTTTGGACACATATGTTCCATCTATGGGAGTATCTGCCCGTTCCGGTGCTGGATTCGGTATCGGTGCCAACCTTGTTGGATTCCCACGAATGGGTATGTAAATATCAAATCATAATCCAATAATAAAGTTCATAATCCAATAATAAAGATTATTATACATTAAATTATTACTTATAACAATAATAGTAATAATTTAATTAAATTAAACAGTAGATTAAATTAAAGAGTAGATTAAATTAAAGAGTAGGAATAAATTCCCAATTTAGCTCCAAACAAATCTTTTTCCATATTTCATCTTGTTCTATTCTTTTTACCGGGTCTTTTAACATCGGAAAATAAGGCAGAAAACTATGCTCATCTAACAACTCACACATTTTATACAAGACATAATAATAATTTAAGAAATTCACCCTACTATCCGGACAATGTTTGCTATATGGTTTTTGAATTTCCATAAACAAATTACACAACTTGTCTTCTAATTCTGGTTGC